CTGCCAAGCTCTGCCAATGGCTAACTCTTTCTTGACCTGCTCGTTAAAGTGAGGCATCAGTCGTGTCCTTTCGCCACCGAGGTGAGCCCCAATCGTTGGTTGACGTTGGTAAGTTGAGCGAAGAAATTCGATAATACAGTAATTCAAATTGAAGTCTGTAATGACACCCATTTCGTTATACTCCACATAAGTTCCGGTGGTGGGGTTCCACCTTTCTCCCTTCTGTTGAAACAAGGCACCGACACCATAACCAGCAGCCGTCAAGGACTTGGCTATCTTCTCATTATAAGCGAGTTGTGCTTTGACCAGAAGGTCAAGATGACCCTTCAAGTGCTTACAGGTGCGACGATTGTGGCCGCCCTCATAGCAATAAGTGCATTGACGATTTTTGTTTTTTCGCTCCTTTGCGGTCATGGTTGCTGCTGCCTCGACCTCCTCCCAAGTAAAGCCCATCTTTCTTCTTACAGACCAAGGAATACTTGTGATGCTATAATCAGGACAATCAGGGTTCTCTTTTTTATATTTCGCAAACTTCTGTTTGTATTCTTCATGAGCTTTGATGAGGTCTGGGCATCCAGATTTATTGTGTCCTCGACGATAGCAGTGTGAGCATGTTACGGTTCCATTGTAAGACATATTTTCTCCTTGTTACCTTTATAATATAATCAACTTTCTTTTATTGTCGAGGACATTTTTTGTCCGGTTTATTAATAATTGTTAAAACATGTGGTGTGTAGATGTGTTCTTCTCCAGACATCAGCATGACCCGTACAGAGCGGATGCCAGTGAAGCGGAAGATTTCAACGACTATACCCAATAATCTTTCATCATACTCGGCTCCACCGGCGACTCTAACGAGGTCACCGACCTTCATATAAGGCCAGCAATTCTTGCGGCATCGGGTCGCATAATTGAAGCAGAGGACAACTGCTTCGCTTTGTTTACGTGAACCGAAGTAGTTTGGCTAACCCAAGCACCACCTTTGGCTGTCCAGTCAAAAATAAGCTTATCGCCATTGCAATCGGTCTTACCGATACACAAACGATAGGAGAACAAACGATTGCCGTCTGTTTTCATGCTACCTGATCTGGCTTCTTTTCCGTTGTTCCATGCTGCAATTACTTGATCGTTCCTCATCATTTTTAACTCCGTTGTTTGAGGTTCATAGGTAATATAATCAGTTCTCAATATATGTCAAGAAAATAGTTTATCTTTTTTGATTCTTGGCTTTGTTCCTTGTTCTTGGGCCGGGACGGATGACCCCATTTTCAATCAATCTTGCGGCATTTCGGCCATACCACCCTTGAAGCGACCACACAATACCCGTATCGACGAGGTGCTGCCATGCTTCAATGACTTGATTTTCATTTTGTGATTCGATAAAGCCCTCGGCCAATCCCATTGCTGTGTAGTTATCCATTCGCTTTTCCTCCATATAGTTCTGTGAATGTATTAAAGTTAATCCAGTAATCTTCTTCTTCGCCAATCCAGCGAAGTTTTACCATTTTTTTAAAATTGACGGTGTGTGGTTTGATTCTTAAAATTATAGACAATCTGCCTCCAGTCATTACCAAGTCGCCAACGCCGACATTTTCAACATCTGCATGTGGGTTAAAAGCATCTGGTATCAGCCATCGTCCAGAGTCTGCTCTAATTTTTAAGTCATCGTTCATTTGCTTTTGTTAAATCCCTTGCGAAAAGCCACACTTTACGTTCGTTCATAAAGTGAATAAGCCATCGCCCATGTAGTGTCTTGGTAACCAATCCAAGTGTTTTCTTTGTGTCGCATTTTTCATAAACTAAATCGCCAACATCAATCATCGAGCTTCCATACTTTCTTGAGATATGCGTATGCTTTATCCGCAACGGGCTTGCTCTCATACACCATGGGGTCTGTAGGGGAGTGGGGTAGTAGGATACCGTAGCAGCCTATATCCCCTCGGTCGAGGCACTCAAATCTTTCTACTATGGTCTTTGTAATCTTAAATGGGTTTCTTAGTTTTCTCTGAGCCATGGTTCACTCCTCAATCTTCTCTTTTAAAATAGTTTCCAATTCTTTTAATTGACCAAGTATAACCTTGGTTTTTTCATATATTTCGGGTTCGTCTACATGATTGTATTTAATTCTATGTAGTTCCACAAAAAGCCTTTTGACGATTATGTATGTTCTATCGTACATATCAGTCACCCCGCACCCAATTTAAAATTTCCTTGATGTAGGTAGGAGGGCAGAATATAATGACAGTTCTCCACCCCATGAACTTGGGAGGCAATCGTTTCTTCCAAGGATAAGGATCTCGCCTGTTGGACGCTGCCTCAACATAGATAGCGACATGTTTACCAGCACCATCACCACCGAATCTAATATCAAAAGCATCATCGGTGCAATCTACAAGCTCCTTCATAAGAGCCTCTCTCGTCTCAGATTCGGAGGCTTTAGGTCCCGACCAGTATAGGTTAGCCATCGGTGACCTCCTCGCCATATATACGGCAATCTTGGCGGCTTACGAGGATTTTTGTACCTCCCGCCATAACAATTATATCTTCTTCATTGGGAATAGACACGACCAGTGCGGGGAACCCGTGTAGGGTAGTACCACTCGGAACGATAGCCTCATCGCTCACATAAACTAAATCACCTATTTTCATAACAACTCCGGCAAACAATTGGGTATACCATTTGGCAATTCACCAGACACCATACCCCCATGTTTAACTATTATGGCATAAACCAAAGCGGCTGGAACATAAGCATAAACTGCATCAGTTGGGTCGGCTGTTGTTTCAGCATACTCCATAAGCAACTCTTCTCGCTGAGAAGGGTAGCCAACTTCGACCGTTTCATATTGGTAAGCACCATTGTATCGTGGCTCGCAATAAGCATACTCATTGGCTTGAACGGACATCGTAAAGCCATCGGAGCATACGACTTTTTCATTTAAAAATGTTTTCTTAGTCATTCCCATTTAGAACCTCCAATTCTTCTTCAAGGAACCAGTGCTTTTTTGTAGAGACAGCCGACACCACTTGGATGCGGGGCTTGTATTTATTGTTGTATTTCTTCTCACAAAGAACAACATAAAACTTCTTATTGGTCGCCATGTGGCGAACGAGATCCCCTTGTTTCATTGCTTGAATCCGATAGGAGCCGCTTCTTTTTCGGGTGCTCCTTTTGCCGCAGGGATCTGTGACATCATCACACCCACGGGTGCGGGGGAGGAAGTCAACAACATGATATTTGCTATCTTGGTTAAGAGTGAATCGCTAACATTAATTTTAATTGTAATTTCATTATCGTTTTTCATTATTACCTCCAAGGTATTATTATTATAACTTATTCTGACGAGTTGTCAAGGTTTATTTTCTTAATATCTGCGGTTGTTACCCACAGGTCGGTTATGTCACCGCTGGCAACACAATAGAACATATCCCTCACTTCGGTGATCATACCAATTCTGTGAATATGGAGTGTGTTATCTTTTTTCATGTAGGCATAAAACTCTTCATCGAATTCAACTAAATCACCTATTTCCATTTTAATTCTCCAATCAACTTCCATAATATATCATGTTCTCTCGAAAAGTCAACCAAGTTTCTTCATAAATTGTCTGGTTACCATGAACTTCTCTTTATTGCTAATAGAGTAAACCATAAAATAATCTTCAAGGTGTTCAATTCGAGAACCCATGCAATGCAAAACCATACACAAAGAGTGAACATCCGTGTTGCCCAACTCTCTAATTAAAATTAATTCACCCTCTTCATATGTCATCAATGCGATCCTCTAATGTATATTCGTCTTCAAGCAAATAGACCGTCCCACTGCTTATCAAACGCTCAAGTGTATCGTGTCCCATAACTGTGATAGACCCATCTACATAGTATATCTCATAGTTAAATCGCCAATTAATCATGGCATTTATTGTATTTAATTTGCCTGTCTCAATTAAACGACAAATAACACCAATCTTTCCCATGTCCCAAATGAGAGTACCTACATCATAGTAATCATTTTTTGGCACGCTCAAACAACTCCTTTATGAAGTCGTGATCATAGTCTTGAATTTTCTGAACATGCACAGCAGTCTCGACCAACTCAGGAAATGGATTGACACTGGATACACCAACTGAAACGGCTGAGAGGACACCAATCGCTCTCCCCCAGAAATCAAACACGACAGAACCCGATGAACCGGGCAAAGCAAAGCTCTGAATTAACATTCTATACTCTGAATCCTTGGAAACAAAGCCTTTAAAAAGAGATTTACCTAAATCTTGCGGAAACCCCGCATAGTAAGTAGTTTTTCCAATTAAATCATTATTTCGATTAACTCGAAACCATTGAGCGTCTATGTTCCACAATTCTCTTTCCGGCACAAGTACCGCAAGATCGCGAATTGGATCCAAATGCAGAGGTATGAGCCTAACAAGCTCTTCTCCATCAATTATATATGTTTCGTATGGGTGGTTTATAACATGGGCGGCTGTTAAGATAAATTTATATTTACCTGATTTGAAGTAGTTACCAGAACCATGGCCCAACATGGTTTCACCTTTCATAACAAGAATCTTACCACTGGATGCTAATGGTGTTTTGTTAGAAAAAGCTTTCGTCGTTTGAGCTTGTTCAAATGTAACTGCTGTCCGATTCTCACTTGTTTCCAGAGTAACCAGACAAGAAAACAACAACAATAAATAATAAGACATAACCAAAACCCTCTATTAATAACTATGGAATGATATAGCAAAAGAAGGAAATGTAATAAAAAAAGGCCCGCTGGGGCCTTTGTATCTTTCATGTGACGATTTTATTTCTTTATTGGATGAACCATTTCCTTGGCGATTATGAAAAAACCACTGAGGTCGGGGTGTTTTAATTTAACACTCCTATCTGTAACTTCTAGAACAGTCATCACTTGGTACGAGTCATTATGATAATTTGATACATTTACTTGATCACCGGGTTTCATTTACCACTCCTTTGATTGGGCTGACCAATCCCTGTATTTGTCTTCACCGCCTCTGATTTTCCAATCAGAGTCAATTGTTAATTTGCTACTAATGCCTCCCCTTGGGTTACAGATCATAACTAATCGTATTCTATCTGGTTCATAAACTTTTACCAAGTCATCATAAATAACATTCATAATTCGTTCGTAAGAAAATGTTTTGCTTCTAAAATGATAGATGTACTCTTTTAAAGATTTAAGCTCTATAACTTTGTCACCAGCATAAAATGTAATATATAAAGTTGCAAAATCAGGTTGTTTGCGTGTACCCTCAAATGTCAACTCAGGAATCTTTATTTTTGTTTCATAAGCACTCTTGCTTGGGTTCGGTATTGACTTTAAAATGGTTGAGTCTGACCAGATTCTTTTTTTCATTTTCCCTCCGCAGTTAAATAATTATTGTAACAAAAAGCAGCTAAAAATAAACAAAATATCGACCAGAACCACTGTCCTGATATTAATGATGCAATTGCCATCGCTGCATTGATGTAAGCACATGCTAAACTAAGCTTACTTGATGTTAAAAAATTCATAATTTCTCCTATTTTTTTGTTATAATAAATTTATATTCAAAGTTCTTGTCTTTATTTATCTCTCTCTCAAGTAATTCAATTTGCATACTCATATATCTTATCATGTTTCGATAAGCTTGTATGCTTTCTTTCGCTTGTCTCTCCTCTTTTTCAGTCATTCATTGTCTCCAAATGACCCAGCCGTCATCAGATAGGTCAGTTAAAGATAAGATCGCTGATGTCCCTAAAGTAACTATTAGCGACCTAACTTCTTCGTCAGAAACTTCAGCGGCATTGTTTTCACAATTCATTTCGCATACAAAATCAGTAGGACTCTCGAAGTCACAATGATCTGCATCGTCAACTTTTAAAATATAGCTTTCCCCCATCATTTCAAAGAGTTGTAAGCCGTTATTATTGGAGTTGCATGATGAGGGTTCACCCATCACCAAAAACCCCGGCACCTTTATACTATCGGCATATTGTTGACCTATAAAGTCAGGCACATTCGGCACGTTCTCTGTGTCGGTGGTATCAAGACCCAAAACACCCAAAGCATCGGGGTCTTGGCTTGCAGCAATAATAGAGGCCAAGCCGCCAGCCGAATGACCACCATATACCACTTCAGCAGCACCATGATAATCAGCAAGTTCTACCATATTTTGGCCATTCATTTCATGATCCACACCAGCTATTATATTGTAATGACATAGAGTCGGAAGTAAAACCTCCACCCCCCATGAAGCAAGGTGGTCGGCCCACCCGGTCATAGTATCAGGACCACGGGCAAAGCCATGCCCCAGCACAACAACGGGAGGACTTGAGACATTCACAGGCGAATAAACATCGTAGCTCATATTGGGACAATTAGTTACTCCAATAGACATGCTCTCCATGTTTACATCATAGGAACCACGAACAAGATAATCTGTGGTTTCTGGCTCCGTTGTTTCTTCCATTTGTTCATCGGGGTTGTTTTGTGTCTTATCTGTGGCGATACCAATGTTACCACCACATGCGAGGATTGAGCAAAGGCCCAATCCAATTAATAATTTTGTTTTCATATTATATTCCTAAAACTTTTTTACCGTTTGTTGTTGCTATTTTAACTAATTCGTCTTCATCATATATTTTACATGCCTCAAGGAGCATTCTTAACTCAAACATCATGTCTCCATCACAATAAGGCTTGTAAACATCTTGAATATTATCTGAACCAAGGGCGACCACAAGATCGTTCTCTATCAACTCGTCAACTGGAGTTATTGAATTGTGGATTGGGGCCAACTCTTCTCTTCTTGGATGGTCTATCCAAGCACTTGGGCAAGCAACAAAAGACAAACCAGCATCACGGCTCATGCTGTACACTTCTTGTCTATAGTGTTTGGGATGACAGGCTAATGATATACTATGGACCGCTGTAACCTTGTCTTCCATACCCCATTGGATGGTCTTCCTCGCCAATAATTCAGTCTCTTTTTCTCTGTTTGTGTTCAATTGATCCACATGAACATGAAGCCTTTTATTGTTTTCCTTGGCCAGATTCATAACAAAATCCAAATGCTCGCTTTCTCTGCCTTTATCAGCACCTGGGAGCGAACCAATTATGTCTGCTTTTTCTATATTCATTAGTAGCACATTTCTTTCTTCTGGTTCCAAAACACCCTTCAAAGTTTGAGTAGCGATGGTCAAGCTTATTCGACCTTTAAAACAATTATAATTTGATACATCATAGGCAGCCGAGATCGCTTTAGAGCCGACCATGGTATCCAAATCAATAAAAGAGCAAACATGCTTCACGCCGAAAGCAATCTGCTCATGTAGAGCATTATTTATTCTACCTTCATAGTCCAACTTGGTGGAGCTTTTCTTTATTTTATCAACAAGTTTCCACTTCTCTTTTAAAAACATATATTTTTCTTTGCTTGTAAAAGAGTTGGCTGTGTTCGCTCTATCTAAATGAGAGTGAGCATTAACAAAGCCTCCGTTTGCTTTAATTTTTGCTTTAATTTTTTCTAACATACAATTTCCTTAAATGGTGGAGGATAGGGGAATCGAACCCCTGTCCAACGCAGCTAAGATTAGAGTCATTCACAGGCTTAGTCGGTTTCCTATCACAACTCCGACAAAGATAGGCAGCTTTAAAACGATGCTTACTGCCCTGTTGCACCGAGTTTTTTTGATTTTTACAACTTGTCTGTTGTGTTGCCCCACTTGGACAGATGGTGTGAGGCGACCACCTGATTAAGCAGCTAAAGCTACTTCTTCAAAAAACAAATTATTGTTTGCAATTATTAAGTTTGAACTTTTAAGGTTGTATCTTACCTACCTGCACTCGGCCTCCGAGTTCTACGCTGTCGAAACCATGTAACCCCCTAAGATTATTTACAGCAACATTCACATTCACAAGGTGCTTTGCAGCCGCAGCATTCACAATTTTCCATTTTTGAGTCCTCCCAAAGTAATTAGGTGTCTCATGTATAGAATATATCATTATATTTATATTTTGTCAAATATTATTCTTCTTGACATCCAAGAATTGCATATTTAATTTTTATAATTTGTTCATCAGCGGGAGCATCAGACGAGTTGAATTCGACCTGATTGGTTTGAGGATTGTACCACCACAAGTTGTTTGGCTGGTCGCCAACCATAACCTCTATTGTGTCCTCAATCGGATCTTCACTTAAATCATACGACGCAACTGGAATGGAATTAAAAGCCATGGACTGCATTTGTTGGCCCCAATCTACAGCACAAATAGAATAAATTGTGCCTCCGAAATAGTTTGCCACATCATAATAGCCAGCACCAAAGGTCGCATGTCGCATGTAGCCACCATAATTGTAGGTACAACCGCCGGGAGGATCACCAATAACAGCATGGGCGATAATCATGGATGGGTCGGGCTTTAATGTCTCAATATAATTGGTAAATTGTTGCCAATTGTTGCGATAAAATGCTGGTTCATCCGACACATATACAATTACCAAGTTAGCATCTGCTCTTTGAAAGCCAGAATGAGGACCCACCGAACCCCAAGTCTGAAGGGCATCGTGAGACATTTTGATGCCCTTTTCTCGCGGTGAACCAGCGATTCCTGTTTGCACTTGAGAAGATAATTCGGCTACAGGGTTGGGGGTATTTGGCGTAATTATATTGCCTCTGAGGACGGCACTATCAGTTGTTATAACACCAATTTGATAATCAACATTAAGAAGTGCAAAGGCAGTCATAAACGATTGAATATTATTGGCCAAACTAAGTTGTAGCGGAAACATAGAGCCAGAATTATCAACCACAAATAATATATCTGCTTTTGATATAGAAGCTTGCTGAAAAACATCCGTTACATATTCTCCATAGTCTGCGGTAGCATCAAGTGTAACTGTAACTGTGGGAGTAACTGGATCATTAGAATCTATATCAGCCATCGCAGAATCTGCTAATAAATCTTGTGGCTCATATGAGACATTAATAATTTCCGTCGTACCGGGTGCAACACGCAGGGGTAGGGGAGCAGCAGGTAAAGAGAAGTCGTTAGGTGGGCTAACCCAGAAATCAATATTATCTACTATCAAGTCCATGTTACCAACATTACTAATTTCTATTTCAGTAATATCCTCGCAACCTAAATCAATAACCCCACGATCGGTTTCTATTGGATTGACTTCGATCACAGGTGCATCACCGAAGCCATGAATGGGAACATTAACAACGGGGTTATCAGGATCATTAGAGACAATATAAATATGAGCCGACTTTTCTTCAAAAGTGATCGGCTCATAAGTTACTTCAAAATTTGTTGCTTCTGAATTCTCTAATTCATATTCTTGGGGCTGTCCGTGTGAGAAGTTTGTTTGCCCATAGATCCCTATGTCTTCTATCTCTAAAACACCGTCTCCAGAATTAATAATTGTGACCAACTCAGAAAGACTTTCGACTCCAGATATAAGGTGACCATACTCAATATATTCTGGTGTCACGATGATGTTTGGTTCTTCGGGCACCGGGTCCACTGTTTGAACCTTTATAATCGAATGATCACTACAACCTACTAAAAAATATAATAAAAACAACAACTTTTTCATTTTAAAACCCTCTAAAATAACTAGGGTTGTAATTTCATAATGAATTATTTTTTAGTATCTCTCCCATATTCATCATGTAATCTAACAACATCATCGATTTCTGGTGTTGACACTTCTATAAGCCTTACATGTCCTTCATTCGGGGCACAAAAACGATGAATAACACCGGGCTTGATCCTATAAGATTCACCAGTTTCAAGCACCTTGATTTTTTCAGCTTGACCGTTTTTACTTTCATCCATACCAAGTTCTAGAATAAGAATACCCTGTAGGACATAAATTGTTTCGTCTTTTACTTCATGATATTGTCTGGAAAGCTTTTGCGATCGATTAATGTGCAAAATTTTACCAAGATACTTATTGTTTATTGCCCAACGAACCTCGTGGCCCCATGGCTTCTCAACCTTCAATACTGCACTCATTTTTTCCCTCCAGATGCTGTATTAGATCGGTGCAACCACCAATCGTTTTGGCACTATCATCAAAAAGATCCACTTCGAGAACAATAGGTACTGTTTTCATATTATATAAATCTTTGTAGTGCTGTAATAACGATGGTGATCGTTCCATATCACACATCATAAAGTCTAATTCGTGCTCTATGAGCACTTCTGTTGCTTTAACACAAAATGGACAGTTATTACGTCCAAAAATCTGATAATATTTCATATCAACCTCGTAAAATCTTTTTTGTCGAAGTGTTTATTTTACTTTCAATCATTTCGGGTGTGCCAACAACAATAATTTCAGAAAAATGTGCTGCTTCATTAATTTTAACCTTCGTAAAGGTTATATTTTTATCTAACCCTAAGTTAATTTTTCCCTCTACTAAGTGCGATTTTAAACTTGTTTCCTCAGACATAAAAACAATATGTTTTGGATTTATATAAATATTGCACAAGGTATAAGTATTTGCGGTGTCTTTTTTAATTTGTGTAAGTTTTACCATCGTTTTTCTCCATCATTCTTATATCTTCTAGACCGACGAGCCAATTTTGCCCGTCAACATTTACAACACATTCGTGTTTACTTTGATAATTCAAAAATATACCCATTTTGGGCTCTTTGGTTCTTTGATAAAAATCAATCATGCCATCGTGCATTTTATAAAGCCCCACTTGTGAGGGAACTCTAATTAAATCACCTGCGCAAAACATTATTCACTCTCCGAGGGAGAATCACCCACTGGTTCTTGCGGGGGCACTGTATATTGTGGTTTGTACTCATGAATGTTTGGTGCAGATGCCTGTGGTGGCTCAGGGTTTAAGACATTTTTAATATAGCCTCCCATTAAGCCACTAACATCAGCAAGCGCATCATCGATTTCTGATAAACTTTTACGAACACGGTCAATAGCATTATATGAATACTCAACAGAGTTGTTTCCGTCAATTTTAAGAATACAAGAAATCGATTTAATTAAATTACAAGCCTCCTCAATGGGGAGAACATTTTGTTCCATAAGATTAGACAATTTTTCCGTAAGGGAATTCAATTCAGTGGCATAACTTACTCTTACTTTCATTTTTTACTCCATATTAAATAGAAAACAATGCTTTATATATTGTTGCAATAACTAGACCAACTATAGTCGTTACTATTACCCATTGCACTTTCGATTGCGACTCTTTCCACTGCTCCAAAGCACGTAAACGAGCATAAAGACCAGAATCTGGATTGTAAACTGCTTCTTTAATTTTTTTAACATCTTCTAGCATCTCGTCTTGTCTTTCAGACATTCGCTCAATCTGGCCTTTGAGGTCCATGATTGCTTGGGTTAAATGTGTGATATCTTGATTAGTCATAATAGTATCCTCGCAACACTAAATAGTGTCACTGCGATACAATCGCATGTCCTGTTGTTAATAAAGTTGAAGCAACAGACACGGCATTCTCAAGAGCACAGCGAGTAACTTTAGCCGGATCAATGATACCAGAGCTTGTAAGTTCTTTTATCTCATTGGTCATAAAATCATAACCTTCACCATCATTTGAATTAACAACTTGGTTGACAATCAAGTCAGGAGAAAGCCCAGCATTTATTGCCATTTGTCTTAGAGGTTCTTGAACTGCTTCAAGTATAATGTCTCTGCCGAGTGCCTGTTCATCACTTAAATCATTGATTTCTATACACTTTGCGGCATGTATAAGAGCAGAACCACCCCCCGAAACAATACCCTCCATTTGAGCGGATCTCACCGCCTCAAGAGCATCATCAATTCGGTGTTTCTTTTCAATCATCTCGACCTCTGTAGCTGCTCCGACCCTAATAACAGCAACGCCACTAGCAAGACGAGTGATCCGTTCCTGATGACGTTCGCACTCTTTGAGCGACTCGGTATCTTTAATTTCCGCTTTAATCGTCTCAATTTGTTTGTCAATCTCATTTTGCTCTCCCTTACCGCCGATGATAGTTGTCCAGCCTTTATTAACTGAAATCTTTTTACAATTTCCAAAATGCTTTAATTGAATGTCCCTTAGTTGTAAGCCATTTTCTCTGGAAATGCAGGTTGCACCTATAGAAATACATAGATCCTTCATAATATTTCTTCGTTCTTCGCCATAGCGAGGAGCCTTCACAGCAGCGACCTTTAGGGATCCCCGAACAGTGTTCATAATGAGTGCTGCAAGGGCTTGGTCAACAACATCATTTGCCACAAACAAAAGTGGCCGGTTTTCTCTGGCTGCAAGCTCAAGTGTTGGTAGAATTTGGTCGACGTGTTCGATCTTCTCATCTGTGACAAGAATGATAGGGTTTTCATAGCTGATTGTTCCGCTTCTCTCATCGGTTATAAATGCCGATGCAAGATACCCAGAATCAAACCTAAACCCCTCAATCAAATCAAGAGATGTATCAATTGATCGGGCTTCTTCAACGATAACAGAGCCATCTTTACCAGCACAATCAACAGCTTTTGCAATGAGAGTGCCAATGGTCGTGTCATTGTTTGCAGAAATGGTTGCAACATGTCGGATGTCTTCTTCGCTTTGGATGGGTCGGGACATTTCTTTGATGTGTTCGGTTAACACAGTTATTGTCGCATCCATGCCGCGCTTCAGTTCAATTGGAGAAACACCGGCAGTAATATACTTTTGTGCTCGGTTGATAATACCACGGGCAAGAACCGTTGTGGTTGTTGTCCCATCGCCAGCATTATTTGCAGATTGTTCGGCGGCTTGTTTTACAATTTGGGCCCCGACATTTTCAAAGGGATCTTCAAATTCAATAAACTTCGCGATGGTTACACCATCTTTTGTGACAACGGGAAGGTTTTGTTCTTTGCTATAAAGAATAACATTCCGGCCCTTGGGGCCAAGGGTGCTTCCGACATTATCGGCAAGCTTGTTAATTCCGTTCAACAGTTTCGCATTCAGTCCTTGACCGCTGCTATAATGCTTAGTCATTAGTCCTCCAATTTTATAGACATATATATTATAATCACATTTAGGGTGTTTGTCAAGTTAATCAATAACTTTTTCTACGGTATTTTTAAGTAGGTCGGCGGTAGCTACAGCATTCTTTCCAGCGGTCGCATTATTATCAATAAAATATTTTGTCATATTATCGGATAATAATTTTAGATTTGAATAAATCTTACCGATATTTTCATCAATTGAATCCAAAATTAGTTTGGCTGATGCTCCAAGCTTGTCTGGTGAAAGGCCCGATAGTTCTGCAATTGGGTTGTCCATTACAATATTTTTATCAATAACGAACTGGGTGTCTTTCTTTTTGGTCATGCTTTCCCAGTTGTCTGGGGTTAGGGTGACTTGGTAGATCTTAACACTTGAAAGGTCTTCGCCTTTCATACCAACAATATAAGTAACTCCGTTTGGATCTCTCTCAAATGCTTGTTTCAAGAGGGCGATGCTACCTTTGATTTGTGTGGTGGGTTTAATTAACTTTAGACTTGCTGACTTTGAAAGGTCTTCTAAGTCTCCACCGATATTAAAGTCAACGATATTTCTGTTCCCAGATTCGACAGAACCTTGAGCCAAGAGAGCCATGAAACTTTCAAACAAGAACCCACCACTTGATGCTCCGTAATCGTTTAGAACCGAACTAAGAACATCGAGAACAAGGATTCCCGAAAGAGCTTTATCAATCTGACCGCAAATATTAACATCACACTCGTCAATAAAGAAGCGTGTAAGGTAATCTACTTTTGCTTGGATTGAATTACCTTCGATCTTTCCAAAGATGGACATAACGAGTTCCGGTGTTTTATTTCCCGGCTTTCCCCAGTTCTCTGTGATAGCAAGTTTAGGAAATGGAATCGCTTCCATTTCTTTCTTTTTCGCGACAGGTGCTTGTTCCTGTAGTAAATTTTTTTCGCGGAGGATTTCGACGATTAGATTATCGAGTTGGCTTAGGTTCTTGTTCATTTTTTGGGGTCTCCTTATATCTATTTAGTTCAAACCAATCTGAATTTCTTCTTGTTCTAATTATTGATTTTCTTATATTTTTCATTTGATCTCATCCAATAGCTTACGAAGATCTAAACCGGCACAATCAATCTTTCGCTTTGTGAGGTGATAGTGTGAAACAAAACCCTTAAAGCTTCCTCTCACCGCCGATGTGCTTGAAACATAACTCGTATTACCCGCTCTGTCAACAGGGCATTTCAAAGGAATTCCTGTGGCTTTGTGAACAGCTTTCATTAAAGCTTTAAGTGCTTCGATCTGAACTGGGTAAAAACCAAGGAACGGTTTCATGGATTTACCATGAACCTTTTGTCCTTTAATAATTGGTCGTGGACCAAAGCCATTCTTCTCGTACCACTCTTGATGCTTCAAATAATACGCATTGGAAATTTCGACTCCAATGGTCTGGGCATTATGTTTCTTTGAGCCAGCGTGCCAAGCGATATGATTCATATCCAGATGTTGCCTGATGGTCCCGTCATTGTCTATAGTGAAGTGGATACTGATCCCGCGTCGGGTCAAGACTCGGAAGCACGATTCTGAGTTCAAACAGACATCCCAGTGGCAGACGAACATATCTGGTGTTCTCTTCTCAAGTACTCTTTTAAACCCTTTCGTGTGGGCCATCCCACCATGATTGAAATGTAATGCAACCTTTGGCCATTCGATTTCATAATAATCATTATTATAAATAATATTATTAATTCTCGGATTGTTTCTATGTTCCAACTGAACATAGCTTGATAGCTGGGACTCCCTATGTGTCCACAACCTTCTAAAAGTGGTTGGACCGACGAGCCCATCTGCTGTTAGATTGTGTTCTTTTTGGAACTCAATAACTTTATCGAGCAATTCTTCATCAATCTCATCACATCCGAACCAATCAGGTTCCCAACCAAGCTTCACAGATGAAGCTTCATTATAAAATATCTTATCCATAATATCCTCTAAAGTATTTCGTCAGCGATCCCATACTCAATCGCTTCTTCTGCGCTTAAATAGACATTAACCTTTCGGTCAATAAGTTTTTGTAATTGTCTCTTGGTCATGTGAGTTTCTGCGGCCATCGCATTAATATAAAGTTCCTGCATATGTTTAACTGCTTTAACTTCATTCTCAATACTATGGAGTTCTCCCATGTGTCCAGAATTAACTGAATGGATCATAACACGACAGTGCTTTCCAATCTTTCTTTTGCCTTTTGTGCCTGATGCCAAAACCAAAGTTCCAGCAGACATAACTTTGCCAACACCAATAGTGTGGATCTCGCACTCTCTTTTGGCTCTGGTCATAATATCGTAGATGCCGAACATTTCATCAGCAGAACCGCCATATGTGGAAATATACATGGTAATCGGATCATAAGGGGCTTCCTTGCCACTTAATTCCGTAAGCAATAGGATCGCCATCATGAGATCGCCACCCTTTTCTTCATCAACATCTCCCATTAAACCAATTGTTCTAATTTCGCTTTGTGGACCACCAAGCAACTGTTCCAAAGCTCCCATCGGATTGGCTTCCTCCGTTCCTTCTTCTGTTACTGGCACTTCCGCTTCGACAGCTTTTTCCTTCTTTTTCTTTTTATCTTTGTCTGAACCTATAATCATTGCATGTCCTCCTTTTTCTTTTGCAACTCTGCATTGATATAATCCATGGCTGTTCCCCAATCACTAAATGGAATGAGATGATTATATTTTGGTGGTATACTATTAATAAAATTTCTTATAGTAGTATTCTTCATTGAATGGAGTTCGCGTGTGTCCATGGCTTTCTGGAAATCTACATACTTCTCGTCTTTATCAGACATCTCCAGAGCAATGTATTTTAATTCATTTATCTCATAAACCGAATGAACATTCTTCGCGATCATGACAATAGAATCTTTAATGCAAGATTTAACAGCTAGTCCAATTGTTCCCATAGCATAAAGATAGTCCCACACTCTGAGAATTATTATTCCCGCTATCAACCCTATAAAAAATGTACTGTATTCTTCCACTGTATCTCCAAAAAGAAAGGACGAAGATCAACCTCGTCCTATCATTATAACTCAAGAAACAATTCTTGTCAAATTATTTTCCAAGAGCTTCATTCATTTCCTTTTGAGCTTTTTTAGCTTTCAAAATTCTAGCAGCGACGCGACGAGCGACTTCTTGAACGATTTCATCTTCCGTTAATTCTTCTTTGTCTTCTTCTGTGACTGTTTCAGTTTCTTCTGTGACGGTTTCTTCTGTTGTTTCCATCATGGCTTCAGCATCTTCTTCGTCTTCAACTTCCATATCGTCAGCCAATTCATCAGCAGCTTCTTCTGCACCAGAATCACCGCGAGCAGCAAGCAACTTTTCTAAAACACCAACAAGAACATCAGCTTCATCAGAAGTGATTTCCATCTCAGGAGCTTCTTCACCCATCATTTCGTCTTCAGCGGCATCCATGGCCATCTCATCTTCAACAGGAGCAAGATCTTCATCTTCTTCAGCTTCGAGTTCTTCTTCCTCGGTGACTGTTTCAGTTTCTTCCATGGGGTGGGCCATTTCTTCTTTTTCTTCATGCTCACCTTCTGGCTTGGCACCATACATTTCATTAACGGTATTGCTAACTACGTTATCTTCCATGCCAGCGAGTCCCATAAAACGACGGACGGCGGCTTCATTCAAAAGTTTCTTGCTCATTTTAAATTATCTCCTTAAAAAGCTTTTCACAGTAAATAGGTTCTTAAAACAAAAAAAGCCAAGTTTTATAAATCAGGATGTTCTTCGGCAATTAAATCAAAAATGTTTTCTAGTTCTCCATCTTTGATTCCAAATTGCCCCATCAAATCTTCTGATTTCTGTTGGTCTTTTTCTATATATTTCATCTTTCTTTTGCTCTGAACTTTATGTTCAGTTTTATATTTTTTGACATATTCCATTAGGTCTTTGTCTTGTTCAAGATAGCCGCTCACAATACAGCGAAAGAATTCTGATTGTGAGAAGCCATCATTATCTAATCTAATTCTCAATTGAGCATGTCGAATATGAGTATCGGAAAAGATAACTTTTTTATCTTTGTTCTCGGCCATACTTTAATTAGTACCTTGACTTGATGTGGGTACTACTTTCTGTCTGACCTGCGGCAGTTTGTTTGATAAACTTTGATTTTGATCTTAATTCACTAAGATTTAAAGCACCAGTATAAGACAAACCGCTTCTGATGCTGCCTTCGAGTCCCATAAGAATCTCAACAACAGAGCCTTTATATGGTATAGTATGGGACACCCCCTCAACCGAAGCAGTATGCCCCCTCCAGTCAATCTGGGCTTCTACGGAAGCCATGCCTCTGTAGGACTTGTATTGTCCATTCTCGCCATAAAACACTTGCCCCGGTGATTCCGATGTCCCAGCAAGCATAGAGCCAAGCATAACAAAGTCAGCACCAGCAGCGAGAGCTTTTACGATATCACCGGGTGTTTTGATGCCACCATCGGCAATCAAAGTCGCTGACCTATCGGATCGAGAACAGTCCATAACTGATTGCAAGGTTGGAACTCCGTGTCCGGTTTGTATCCTTGTTGAACATATGGAGCCACCGCCAATACCAACACGAATGGAGTTCGCACCCCAGTCGGCCAAATCATTAAAGGCTTCCAAAGTGGCAACATTCCCAGCCATGATGTGAATGTCGTAACCCATTGTATTCCTTAATGTTTTTAGAGCATGTCGCATAAGAGCATGATGCCCATGGGCAACATCAACACATAGAATTTCACAACCAACTTCGACAAGGGCAGTTGCTCTGTCGAGATAATCCCCTGTGACACCAATTGCTGCGGCAGATGTCGCTCCGGTTCTCCTTACTCTATCACATTGTTTTTCTATTGAATCATATCTATGGATAACACCAAGGCCGCCGGACTTATACATAGCTTTCGCCATGGTTGCTCCAGTTACTGTGTCCATCGGAGAAGATATAATAGGTAAAAAGAATTTCCTATTCATATCCAAATCAGAAGACAGATCAATTGTCTTGCGACTTAGAATCTCTGAATACTGTGGGACCAACAGAAGATCATCAAAAGTTATTGTTTCATTAATATTGTTTTTCATTGTACCATCTTTATTAATAATCATTATTCTGTCCATACCTTTAGAACGACACCCTCAACATCATCGCAAACGTAGCCGTTAATCAAAGGATATTCGGCTGTCCATTCGCAATCCACACTCAAAGTGTCTCTTATTAATCTACGAGCCATTATCTCGCCATCGAAGAAATGAACCTCTCCTGTGATCCAAGTGATATTATCGCAAGTGTTTGTAAATACATGTACCCTATCAATTGGATCTGATTCAGTTTGGTTGCGGCATTGCCACTCATAAAACTCTTTTGGTAATATTGTCTCGGTCATTGTGTTCCCGCACCCAACAAGAAAAAGTAATAATAAATTTTTCATTGGTCCTCCGTTAATATATTGGTTAAGCTCAAGTCATAGATGCTTGAACACTTTTCATTTCCAAGAAACAACTTGGTTCCAAAAACGCAAGTATCCATCTCATGAAGATCGTAATTACTTACTACACCATTTTTAGTTGTTATAGAGATACCCGCACCAGCTAAAGCACACCCTTGGGCTTTCAAGAATAGGAATGTCCAGCCCATAGTTTTGTCCTCGACACATCTATATTGATAAGTTGCATTGGGCAACCGAGCTTGAGATTGTAGAGTGGTTTTGCCGTTGGTGCTGGCTGATGCCAAACATGCTGTTAATAATAAACTAATCATTTTTATCTCCAAGTTCTCGCATTTCTTTTGCGAATTCGGTTGCCTTGTTCCAACAATCAGGGCAATAAAGCCTGACTACTCCTTCTTTCTCTCGGACGATAACATTCCAACTCATTACCATCTCTTTATTTAACTTATCAAACTCTTTGTCACATGTCAAGCAATTTTCTGGTATTTTTTCAAATAAACCAAGTTTCTTTTCCATGTCTGTGCCTTTCTTCCCTGCTTTCTTGAGGGCTCGCTCTCTTGCTCTTCGTTCGGCTCGGTTCATGATCCAGTGCTCCCAAAACCACCAGCACCACGATCACTATCAGAAAGCTCCTCCACTTCATTAAACTCAACTTTGGGATGAGGCATAATAATAATTTGCCCGATACGATCACCAGCTTCATAAACTTGATGCTCGCCGGGAGTCTGTTCGTACCAGCCAAACTTTAACATGATCTCGCCGCGATAACCTGAGTCGATTACGCCGACATGGTTTCTCAACATGTGAGGTGTCTTTGATACTGATGAGCGAGGATAAATTAGACCGACATATCCATCAGGAATTTCCATGGCCAGTCCGGTCTTATAAACCATGTTGCCATACTTATCTGCTTCGCCTTGTTCTGTGGCATACAAGTCCATGCCAGCATCGCCATCTTTGGCATACTTTGGCACCACAGCATTTGGGTGCAGTTTTTTAATATTTACTTTCATTTCATCTCCTATGGTTTTTTCTTAATGCTTGGGTTTGTTTTCATAATCTCCAAGCACATTTTTGGTGGAAAACATTCACCGATAACATTACGTAAGAAGTTTTCATTCATGTCAGTGTGTTTGTCAAACCAATCGTCTGGTAAACCACACAAGATAAGCAACTCTCTGATTGTTAATGTTCTGGCATCGGAATATGTTTTATCTTTATTAAGTTTACCGGGATGCACATTATTTTGGCTGTTAATCGAGCCGTTTTGCATTGTTATGGCAGGTGCGGGCTTGTCCCAATCCATTCTTTTATATGTGCTTTTAAAGCCAGCTATCTCTCTCCTAAATTCATTCTTATCGGGAAAATAAATACACCTCATTGGTATTGGCTTTGCTGCTTTGATTTTCTTATCACTTGGTTTATTAAATTCAATATTAAAAGAATTTTTCTTTGGTGTTCCCGGCAACTGTTCGCACTTAACAGATGGAAAATACACATCATTATCAAATGCACTCTTCCCAGTTGGTGTGTGCCTCATCCATAAAACATGATTTTCATTATGTTGTTTAGAACTATGCCAAGTGATATCTGAACTCTCTCCGCTTTCAAGCGATGGCAAATGACCAATGGTCTCTCTAACAGTAATTAGTTTTTCATTGGGTTGTGGATGTTCCCAAACTCCTTCTTTCGAGATTAAAACAATTAATCTTTTCCGGTGCTGTGGTGTATTATAATTCGCTGCATCAAGAACTTTATATGTAATATTATAATCAGATGATATGTTGTCCCTTATAAATTCCATAATGTTAACAGCTTCTCCCTCATGTTGAATGAAGGTCTTTGCCATCTCGCGAACATTCTCAATTAAAACATGCTTGGGCTCCAAATCATTGATAGCTTTTACAACATATTTAATTAAAGAGTTGCGAGGGTCATTCTTGTTGGCACGTTTGGCATGGGCAATTGACATACCCTGACATGGTGGAGTTGCTATGATCATCTCAACACCTTTTGCAGCATTGATTACTTTATCATAGACATCAGATTCCGTGATTGTTCCTTGAATCATGTTGACACTTGGATACAACTTTCGATAGAACTCGCAACGATCTTCTTCAAGCTCATTGGCCACTACGACATCAATGCCCAGTTCATGAAGATAACATTCATCAATACCGATATTGGAAAATAAAGTTAATGTTTTCATTTCGCCTCCTTATAATTTAAGGTATTTTTTAAGATCAGATCTTTTACAATTAAATTGCACATTGTGATATGCCGAACCCGTCTTACCTGATCCTTTCATTTGCACAGTCCAAGCACCACAGCGAATAGTGGTAGCAGCTTTAGAGCCAAGAGTAGTCTTAGCATGAACCATAGTTTGGTTAACTATATCATCAACTTCATAAACTTTTATGCCGTCTAGAGAATTCTTTTTTTCTACCCATGCAACTTTATCCGCAAATGCTTGTGTTTCATGTGGTGCCACAAAACCTTCTTGGAATATAAACCTTGTAATTGCAGCACGATTCTCATGAAACCAATCTATTACTTCTTGAAAATCTTCAATTGATGTTGCTTTAAAACGATTTCTTCTAATTTCATCCTTTTGACTAAGGTTTTTTGTATTGATACCTCGTCTTTTGCATTCATTTAAAAATACCCGTTGGTCCTTAAAGTGTTTTATAGACGAATCCCATGCACCAAAAAACATTTCTAATTTGGCTCTAACACTTGGAGGAGCAAAAATTTTTAACAATAATCTATTCAATGAACAAACTGATATTTGTGTGGTCCCTTCAGAATTCTTAACTGAAAACTGTTCACCATTCGGACCAAGAACATCTGTTTTGGATCTAGTTGTGTCTCCAAACATGCTATCGACATACTCAGGCACATCAGAGCCTCCGATGTGTTCTGCGAACTCATCTTCAAATGCAAACCCTTCATCACGACCAAGTTTACCACCATCAATTTGTGCTTGTGTTGCAGTCATAAAAACCTCCATGTTGTTTGTTCTTATAATATAACGTGTCTGAAATGTTTGTCAAGGATTTTAGTCCAATAACATCCAAGAATTATTTACTCGCCCATAGGTGCTGAAGCCCCAGTTGTCATCGTATCGAGGCTTAATCATATAAGGTCGATTAAGGTGTATGCGATCCTTATTCGGATCAACACTCCAGCATCTAATTCTGGTAACAACAGAGTTGATATCAATAACCTCAACAACATAATAGGTTCTATTGTTCTTGCTCTTCTTGACCGTTATAGACCTTGGAACACACCAACAAACCATCAGGTCAGCATCATAATCAGAGATGGCCGGGACATACAATTCATCCAGTCGAGATTGAACTGCCTCATTCAAAACCTTTGACATTGGAAAGATACCAGTCAGGTCAGCAATAAATTCAATCTGCTCTTCTTCAGAGAAACTACCTTCGCTTCTGTACTTCTCTATATGGTCGTTGAGATTCTTTCTGGTTCGGGGGCGATCAACACATGTCGCATACCAAAAATGTTTGGAGCCGGTAAAACGATCATCAATAAGGTTGTCCAATGCACCACCTCGACACAGAACATCCAAAGCCTTTTTATTAAGTTTGCTGTATACGATATTATCATTGAACAATAACTCCTCAATTGCATTGAATGGCCTGTTAGCAAGTATCTGGTCGATAGCTTTCTCACCAAGACCCTTGATGGTTGTAAGCGGAGCAACGAGAGTCTTGTCGTCAACGATGCTCCAAGTCATATCTGATGTGTTTATATCCAAAGGACGAATCGAATAGCCGTGTTGCTTCGCAAGATTAATAGCTTTTTCTTTTCTTGTCTCTGGTTCTTTATCTAGAAAGGCAGCAGTCCACTCTGTAGAATAATAGTGAGAGAGCCAAGCACACTGATAAGAAATAATACTGTAAGAAACAGCATGAGACTTATTGAAGCCATACCCAGAAAAATACTCAAAAGTTCGCCAGAGACCGTCTGCGGCTCTCTTGTCCATGCATCTTTCCAAACACCCTTCAATGAATTTAGTATAGATTTTTTCTTTGACTTCATTTCCTTTACCTGTGCCTTTCTTAGTAAGTACTTTTCTAAGCAAGTTCCCCTCGTCTAGAGTCAGATTTTTACCAAGCTTGTGAGCCAACAAGGCGATTTGTTCTTGGAATATCAAGAAGCCATGTGTTTCTTTGGTGACATCTTTCACAGTATCATTTAAATATTTAACGCCACTCGGATTGTCTTTAGCCTCAACATAAGCTTTGTCTACTTCTGCTGATAAGGGGCCAGGGCGGTAGATCGAAGTGATAGCCGCGATATCAATAATGGAGCGAGGCTGTGCTTGGACAGCAAACTTTTGAGCACCCGGCTCTGTAAATTGAAAGATACCAATCCAGCGGCCCTTATGAAAAACATTCTTATAAACTGCTTGATCATCAAGGTCCATAACACTTGGATGCAAATTCTTATCATAGAATTCCTTAATCTGATCAAAGGTTGGGCTCTCAACATCATGATGTCGTTGTAATATTTTTGTAATACAGTCCTCAATCATGCGAAGAGTCGATAGTCCAAGTATGTCAAACTTAATAAAACCCATAGGTTCAAGCTGTCTAACATTCTGCCCTTCGGACCAAGGAGTCTGCCTAACTCCTTTGGAAGCTATGAGGGGCATGTGTTTATTTAGTTCTTCTCCAATTACAACCCCGCCAGCATGGCGAGAGCAGCTACGATATTCACCATGAAGAGCTTCAACATGTGTCTTAACATCAGGATACTTCTTGAGAAATGACCGCAAAGTTTCAGAATACTCCATGACCTCTTCAAAGGTTGGAGTATAAACACCAGCTTTAATTCCATGTGCTTTCTTCGCAATTGGAGTTGCTTCATACATCATCTTGCTGGTTACGTTATTAACTTCCCCAAAGGGTATATCATAGAACTTTGATATGTCCTTGATCAAAGATCGAAGCTGTAATGTATTCCAGTTCGATATCGGAACAACAACATTGTCTCCCCACTCCTCAATAAGAGTTTCCTTCAGAGCCATAGGATTAGACACGTCATAGTCAATATCAGGATAGTCTTTCGCGTCTGATCTGAGAAAACGAGAGAATAGCAATCCATAGTGAATAGGATCAATCTGAGTAATACCAAGGCAATATGCAACGAGAGAACCAGCAGCACTTCCTCTACCGGGTCCAGAAAGTTGTATTTCATTTGTTTTATCCGTAATAGCTTTCATTGTTAAGAAATATTTTGAGAAACCACGATCAGCAATAACTTTTAATTCATGTTTAAGTCTCTCGACATATCGTTGATCCTTGTGGATTTTATTCGGTGCGGAAGCCAAACCATCAAAGGTAAGCCGCTCCAAGTATTCATCCTCTGTATAGCCAGCGGGAACAACAAAATCAGGCAAGCGAACAGTATCGTCAGGATAAAACTTCTCAATACGATTAAATGCTATGTCCCAAGTTTCTTCAAGTGTGCCTCTAACAAAGTCATCATCATAGGTGACCTCGTTCATCAATGAATACTCTTGGTATGATTCCCACACCTGTTGGCCGTTCTTTGGATAAAGCTCATAGCCAATCTCCTCTGCTGAAGTGGGAAGGGTCATCTCCAACCATTCGGGCTTACCCTTACCAAGCCAGCCAAGTCGTTTGTATAATTCTCTATCTCGCCAAGCATCGGGATTGGGATAGTGTGAATCAACAGTCGAAACAACTTTAACATCAAATTCTTTACAGACCTCGATAACATATTTATTTAATTCATGCTGCTCTGGTATATTGTTCCATTGGATCTCGCCATACCAACGATCACCAAAGATTGAGACCATTTCTTGTGTAACTTCTCGCATACACTCCAGAATCGCCTCTCTTCCCTCGTCTCGCTTGCTCCAATAGCAACCCGCATATACACCACCGAGACAAGCCGAAAGTGCAATTATACCCTCGTTATGCTTCTTTAAAAGGCTATAATCTATGCGAGGTTTGCGGTAGAAATACTCACCAGTATAACTCTCTGAGATCAACTTAAATATATTATTTAAGCCAGTCTGATTCATCGCTAAAAGAACAAGGTGGCGAGTCCGATTGATGTTACTGCTACCAGCAGATTTAGTCTCGCCTTCGTTTTCAATCGTAGTACCTGACTGGTCGTCATCGAGTTGTCTCGCTTTCTTTTTGTCTGCTTTGTGCTGTTCATATAATTCTCTCCATTCAACAACATCTGGGATAAAATAAGCTTCAAGGCCATAGATTGGTTTGAAGTCTTTACCTTGCTTCATCATCTTCTTAGCATGTAGAACTTGACCTGCGAGGCCGTTCTGGTTTCCGTGGTCGGTCAAAGCCAAAGCTTTACCGCCGTTAGCATAACAAAATTCCATATGCTCACTTGGCTTGCCGAATCCATCAAATGGCGATCCGACACCAGAGTGAGCGTGTAAGCCAACAAACTTTATATCATTCATATACCCTCCATGAATGTTATTATTGTATCATCTTATCAGGCTGCTGTCAAGAGTTTTTTTTGGAAATCTTCTCTGTACTTGATGAGGGCCAACTCTTTCTTCTTGCATTCAAGCACAACATCAACATCTTTGTCGTAAGCTTCAAAGGGGGTGTAGTACCAGTCTGAATGGGCTGTGGCCTTGACTGATGGGTCTTCGTAATCCTTACGGGAATTAGAATGGTGACATTGTTGTTTGACACCGCGATCAATCCAAGTCTGTCTGGCGAGATGAAAGGCATCATGATAGTCAAGATCCTGTGGGCCAAGATCATGGTGATGTGAATCAAAGACAATAGGGATACCGATGTGCTTGCTGACTCCATCGTAAAGCATCTTGGTTGAAAACATAGATTGTCTGTCGTCGTTCTCAACAGTCAGGCG